GACGCAAAGAACCGTCACGGACTGCCCGAAGAAATGGACTTTAGCTATGCAGGCATTGCCCATATTTTTAATGATGTTGCACCTGTAAATAACGCTCCTGTTCCGCAGAATCCGATACCTCAGCCGCCTAAGGCAGAGCCTGCGACACAGCCTGTACCACAACCTACGCAGATTGAAAAAGCTCCCGAGCCTGTACCACCTTCACTTATGCCGCAGAATGACAAGTCTGTCAATATTCCTGAGGGCATACCAAAAGCCCTTGCCGACCTTATGAGAGCTAACGGAGTTGACGAAAGCGAAATCAGACAGGCGGTGTTTACACAGGGACACTACCCTTACGATACACCAATCAAAAACTATGACCCACGATTTATTAGCGGTTGCCTTGTGGGAGCGTGGAATAAGGTATTCGAAGTGATACAGAGCAACCGTGACTTACCGTTTTAATAAGAAAGGAAGATGTATAAATGGATAGAGAATTCGGTTGGAATGACGAAATAACCGAAGAGGGCGGAAATTACGAACCGCTCCCCGAGGGTGATTATGATTTTACAGTAGCAAAGGTTGAGCGTGCTCGCTCACAGGGTAAAGGTAAACTGCCACCATGCAATATGGCGAAAGTGACTTTTTATGTGTGGGGAGCAGATGACAAGCGAGAAATTACAGTTAATTTCGTACTGCACTCATCACTTGAATGGAAGCTATCACAGCTGTTCCTTTCGGTGTCAATGAAAAAACACGGCGAACCGCTCCGCATGGACTGGACAGGCATTATCGGCAAGAAAGGTAAATGTCAGGTTATCATCCGCAAATATGTCAAGAATGACGGCACAGAGGGCGTAACAAATGACATCAAGTATTTCTATGCCTACGATGAGCAGGTGACAACGATATCGCCTGCCGTAGCACAGTCTGCACCTCAGCAGTATGTACAGCCTACATATCCGCCGCAGTATAACACACAGCCTGCAACGCCAAATACTGCGATGCCGAATAACTGGACACCGGGTAGCTTTTAATGCAACTTCGACCGTATCAGAATGAAGCAAAGAATGCCGTTTTCTCCGAGTGGGAAAGCGGCAATTTAAAAACATTACTTGTCTTGCCTACAGGCTGTGGCAAGACGATAGTTTTTGCAAAAATCACCGAAGAATGTGTCCGTCGAGGTGACAGGGTGCTGATACTTGCCCACCGTGGAGAATTGCTTGACCAAGCGGCGGACAAAATCCAAAAAGCAACAGGGCTTAATTCGTCAGTCGAAAAAGCCGAGCAAAGTTGCATAGGTTCGTGGAACAGGGTTGTTGTAGGCTCTGTACAGACGCTTATGCGTGAGAAAAGGCTGTCAAAATTTGATAGCGATTATTTTGACACAATCATCATTGATGAAGCACATCACTCAATCAGCGACAGCTATCAGCGTGTGCTTGAGCATTTTGACAATGCGAAAGTGTTGGGTGTTACCGCAACACCCGACCGAGGAGATATGAAAAATTTAGGAACAGTATTTGATTCGCTTGCGTATGAGTACACACTCCCTAAGGCTATCAAAGAGGGATATCTGTCACCGATTAAAGCTGTGACTATACCTCTTAAACTTGACCTTTCGGGAGTTGCCACACAGGCAGGAGATTTTAAAGCAAGTGATATTGACACGGCACTTGATCCGTATCTTTATCAGATTGCCGAAAAAATGAAAAAATACTGTAAGGACCGTAAAACTGTTGTGTTTTTACCACTTGTAAAAACATCGCAGAAATTTAGAGATATTTTGAACGAAAAAGGCTTTAAAGTGGCAGAGGTCAACGGCAACAGTGAAGACAGAGCGGAAGTATTGCAGGATTTTGAAAACGATAAATACAATGTGCTGTGCAACTCAATGCTTTTAACCGAGGGTTGGGACTGCCCAAGTGTTGACTGCGTTGTCGTTTTAAGACCTACAAAGGTGCGTGGACTTTACTGCCAAATGGTCGGCAGAGGTACAAGACTTGCTCCAAACAAGACGGAGCTTTTGCTACTCGACTTTTTGTGGCACACCGAAAGGCACGAACTTTGCAGACCTGCACATCTCATTTGCGACAACGATGAAGTCGCACAAAAAATGACCGAAAACTTATCAGAACAGGCAGGCTGTCCGATTGACATTGAAGAAGCGGAGGAAAAAGCAAGTGAAGATGTTGTTGCTCAGCGTGAAGAGGCGCTTGCAAATCAGCTTGCGGAAATGCGAACACGCAAACGCAAACTTGTAGATCCCTTGCAATACGAAATGTCAATTCAGGCGCAGGATCTTGCAGGATATGTTCCTGCATTCGGCTGGGAGTGTTCTCCGCCTACAGACAAACAGAAAGCAAAGCTTGAAAAGCTCGGAATATTCCCTGATGAAATTCAGAGTGCCGGCAAAGCAAAACTTATTCTTGACAGGCTCGAAAAGCGAAGAATTGAGGGCTTAACCACACCTAAACAAATCCGTATGCTCGAAAGCAGAGGTTTTCAGCACGTGGGCAAATGGCAGTTTGACGAAGCATCAGCCTTGATTTCAAGGATTGCCGCAAACGGTTGGAGAACTCCGAAAAACATTAACCCGAAAACATATGTACCGCAAAGCGAGGTGAATACGGTTGGACTTACTTAATGCACTTGAATACATCAGTCCGTCAGAGCTTGACTACCAAGACTGGGTAAATGTCGGAATGGCACTCAAACAAGAGGGATACAGCGTAAAGGACTGGGACGATTGGAGCAGAGCAGACAGCCGATATCACAACGGTGAGTGTGAAAAGAAATGGCAGAGCTTTAACGGCTCTGCCTCACCTGTCACAGCAGGCACGATAGTTCAAATGGCAAAAGACAGAGGTATGACTTTTCGTGAATCGAAAGAACTTGGCTGGAATGATGAAATTGCTTTTGAGCAGGGTGATAAGGGCGATATTGGTGTAAATACCTGTGAGGGTGTAAAGTTTCACGAGCCTACAAACTGGAACCCGGTAAATGAGATTGTGACCTACATTGAAACTCTCTTTGATAGCTCGGAAAATGTAGGCTATGTTACTGAAACTTATAAAAAAAATGACAACGGCAAGGTTAAATATTCGCCAACACAAGGCAGTTGTGACCGTACAGCAGGTGAGCTTATTGCCGCACTTAATAACTGTGACGGCGATATCTCAAATGTATTTGGTGATTACAAACCCGAGGCAGGCGCGTGGATAAGGTTCAACCCATTGGACGGCAAGGGTGTAAAAAATGAGAATGTAACCGATTATCGTTACGCTCTCGTGGAATCTGACTGTATGGCTCTTGAAGAGCAAAACGCAATCATCAGAGAACTTGAATTGCCTGTTGCGGTACTTGTTTATTCGGGCGGAAAATCAGTCCACGCTATAGTTAAGATTGATGCCGCAAACTATGACGAGTACCGCAAAAGGGTTGATTATCTCTACAATGTATGCCATAAAAACGGCTTTGAAATTGACAAGCAGAACCGCAATCCGTCAAGGCTGAGCCGTATGCCCGGTGTTATCCGCAACGGCAAAAAGCAGTTTATTATTGACACTAACATCGGTAAATCAGACTTTGCCGAATGGAAAGACTGGGTGGAAAGTATCAACGATGACTTACCCGACCTTGACAACCTTGCAGATTTTTTTGAAAATCCTCCTGAACTTGCTCCGCCTCTGATTGAGGGAGTATTGCGACAGGGACATAAAATGCTCCTCGGCGGACCCTCAAAAGCAGGCAAATCGTTCGGACTGATTGAATTGTGCATTGCAATTGCCGAGGGTACAGAATGGTTCGGCTTTAAGTGTGCGCAGGGCAATGTCTTGTATGTGAATCTTGAACTTGACCGTGCGTCCTGTTTTCACAGATTTAAAGACGTATATGAAGCACTTGGACTGGAACCAAAAAACTTAAACAGAATTGATATTTGGAACTTGCGTGGCAAGTCCGTGCCTATGGATAAGTTAGCGCCTATGCTCATACGCAGAGCTTTAAAAGGCAACTTTATAGCTGTTGTGATTGACCCGATATACAAGGTTATCACAGGTGATGAGAACAGTGCTGACCAAATGGCACACTTTTGCAACCAGTTTGATAAGGTGTGTACCGAAATCGGTTGTGCGGTAATCTACTGTCACCACCATTCAAAAGGTGCTCAGGGCGGTAAAAAGTCAATGGACAGAGTTTCGGGTTCGGGTGTTTTCGCTCGTGACCCTGACGCACTTCTTGACCTTACAAGACTTGAAGTCAGCGATGATTTGATGAAACAGCAAAAGGATGAAAGAACCTGTAAAATCTGCAAAGACTGGATAGGTCGCTTCAACAAAATCAGTGAAGTGTGTTCGCAGGACGATTTGGTAATGTCAAATAATATGATTGACATCGCACGCAAAACGCTTCCTGAACAGTCTTTTAAGCTGATGATGTCAGATGTTGCCCGTGCCGAAAAAACCGTAAAAGGGATGTCAGCGTGGAGAATAGAGGGCACTCTGCGAGAGTTTCCGGCATTTGATGCACTTAACCTTTGGTTTGATTATCCAATACACAAATTAGATACAACAGGCGTGTTGAAAGACTGTAATTTTGAGGGCGATTTTAACATCAAAGGCTCGCCCTACAAAAAGAATTTTAGCAAGAAAAAAAGTGAATCGGAACGCAAGCAGGAACAAAACAATGCCCTCGAAACAGCGTTTAGCGGTGCTGAGGAAAACGGTCAGGCGAATGTAGCTGACTTAGCAGAATATATGGGAAAGTCCGAAAAAACGGTTAGACGATACATAAAAGAGCACGGCGGTTTTTGGGTAGACGGCGGTGAAGTAGGGCGAAAGGACACGGACAAAGTCGAATAATTTGTCCGTCTGTCCGAGAGACAAAGTCGATAAATTTTATGTCCCTGTCCGTGTCCCTAAGAGGGACAAAGTCGATAAAAAATCGAAAATGTCCCTCTCGGACAAAAACAGGGACAAAGTCGATAAATTATCGAGAATGTCCGAGGGACAGACAAACCCTATATATATATTCTATATATATAGGAGTATTTCCGTTCCCTAAGGTCACAGGGGTGAAGTAGTTGTGCGAAGCTTACGCACAACAACTCCTTCCCCTGACCTGTGACTAAAAGCAAAATTTTAAAGTTAAGAAAGGAATGGCAAAAAATGGCAAAATGTAAATCGACTTCAAAAGATAAAAGATTGAAAATCGCTAAGGGAATGCCACCTTTGAGGCGAAAACTTCCAAATAAAAGTTACAGTTACAAAAACGATCAGGTAATGGACTGGATTTCTAAACGACCGGCGTTGATTGACTATGTGTTGGATAAGTTAGTAGCTAACGGATACATAGTTTACGACCCGAAATTAAAGTTGTGGTATGGAGTTGATTATTTTGAAGAAAATGAAGACTGAATTTTTTATGCCGATGATACCGCCGACCGTAACTGCACAGGAACATAAAGTTATGGTAAAAAACGGCAAACCTGTTTTTTACAATCCGCCCGAGGTGAAACAGGCAAGAGAAAAGCTCACATCACATTTAGCAAAATTTAAACCGTCAGAACCGTACAAGTCGGGTGTCAGGTTGATAACAAAGTGGTGCTTTCCTCGTGGTAAACATCAGGATGGCGAATATCGTATAACAAAACCCGACACAGACAATTTGCAAAAAATGCTAAAAGACTGTATGACCGCTCTCGGATTTTGGTCTGATGACGCACTTGTTGCAAGTGAGATATGTGAAAAGTTTTGGGCAGAGGTTTCGGGTATTTACATCAAGGTGGAAGTGCTGTGAATATCTCGGAAGTTAAACGCAACCTTGAAAGAACCGTGCTGTACAACGGTGCAGAATACGTTCTGAAAGGCTGTATCATCAGACGGAATACAACGGGTCGGTTTTACTATCAGGCAGAGCTTATGGACACCAAAGCAAAAAGCTCGTTGATTGTAACTGCACTTGATAAGATTGAAGAAAGGAGAGAAAGCGTTGAAAGCGAGAATACCCGTTAAGCTGAAAAGAGAGGCTATGGCGGAGATTAACCGCCTTGCCGACAGGGAATATCAGAAAGTCAAAGACAAGGAAATCAATGACCTGACAAGGCGAATTTTTAAGACGATTGTATTTGCCTTGCATAAGGATTTCGGCTTTGGCCGTGACAGATGTGCGAAGGCACTAAAGTCTATGACCGAGATAGTCGAACACTCGGACACGGACGAAGTGTTTTGGGAGCATATCGACAGGGTTGTCATCGACAAGCTGAAACTTGAATTTGACAAACGAGATTACACTGACAACGGAAAAGTTGTAAATTATGAAGGAGACGAAGAAAATGATTGATTGTAATATCACTAAAAACTATTTGAGTGAACAAGCTCGGATGACAAAATCAAGTGATGTTGGTGTGTGTCGCATTTCGTGTAATCATTGCCCATTGAGCAGATTTAATAATGACGAAGAAATGCTTTGCACTGAATTAGAATTAAGGCACCCTGAAAAGGCAATTGCAATTGTACAAAAATGGTCGGATGAACATCCGCAGAGGACTTATCTGAGTGAGTTTTTGAAAAACTACCCGAATGCAAAGCTTGATGAGGACGGCACACCCCATAAATTATGCCCTTGGCATTTAGGATTGATAAGCGTAAATAGTTGTCACAACAACTGCGTAAGATGTTGGAATCAGCCTGTTGAGGAGAGTTAAAAAATGGCATTTCCTGAAAAGCTAAAATCTTTAAGATTAAAGCACAAACTAACGCAAACTGGGTTAGGTGAAAAATTGTATGTAAGCAGAAGTACGATTTCTAACTACGAGAAAGGAAAGTTTGAACCTAACATTCAAACTCTAATCGAAATGTCAAAACTCTTTAATATTCCGATTGACGAACTGCTGAAATGAGGTGAAAAAAATGGATAATAAATTAAAGATTCGTGAGATGTGCGGTGATTATGCATTGGATATACCGTTCGCAGACGGTAGTGTAAACACGATATACTTTAATTCAAAACGAAATGCTGAAACAGTTAAGCATATTATCGAAGTTGACGGAAGTAAACCCAACGAAGCAACCGTGTGTGATATGCAAGAGATTAAACACGGAAAGTGGGAAGAAATCCGAGATGCCTATGGGCAACTTGAAGGATGGATTCATACTGAATGTGGTAGAGAGGTAAAAATTAAAGAGAATTATTGTCCTTACTGCGGTGCAAAAATGGATAAGGAGTGAGCAACAATGCCTTGTAAAAAATGTGGATTGCAATACTCAAGTTATTGCGTTGATTGCGCATATGTAAAAACAGGACTTAACTTAAACGATGAAGAATATCACGAGATTTTGAAATTATGGAATGAGCAAGAAAGGGGGAGCAAGAATGAAAGCCCATATAACTAAAGAGCCTGCTGACATATGTGAGTATTATACACAAGATTGTAATCTATCTTTTCTCGCTACCGTTACATATCATCCACCTGAGAATAGTCATAGGAACGCACCTTGTCCTTGTGGAAGCGGAAAAAAATATAAAAGATGTTGTTTGATAAAGGAGAACAGACAAAATGACAAACTTTGAAAAAATCAAATCAATGAGCAAAGAGCAAATGACACATTTTATGCTTGATATTATGCTTGACACATTAAATAACAATGTTTGCGGTTATTGCGAAAATTGTGATGCTCCTTGTCTTGGAAATGAAGAAATTATTAGAAAATGGCTTGAAAGTGAGGCAGAAGAATGAAAGGCGTTAAAAATATCACCGTTAATTACGATAACGGCGAAACAGAAACCTTAAATAAAGGTGTAGTTGTTGGTTTTGATGAAATCGACAATGAAGAAGAAACTATCAAAGTCAGATATCGTATGTGCGATATTAAAGGCAAGGATTTGTATTTGATTGTAAACGCAGTTATTGCGTTGGCACAGAAACTTGGTATGCTTGACGAGGAGGAGCGTGATGCGGATTGACGGTTAAAGATTATTTATATTCGGTCAGGGTTTCGGATAAGCTGATCAGAACGAAAGAACACGAGCTGTCAAAACTTAGGCTGAATATTGCACAGGTATCGGTTAAGCAGAACGAGCCTGTTAAGACATCGGGAGTGAATGACCCTATGCGGATTGTTGACAGGATTGCAGACCTTCAGGCTGAAATCAATCGGGAAATTGACAATCTTGTGCGGTTGAAAACTGAAATCCGCAGTAAAATCAACGCACTTGACGATTACCGTTACATTGCAATTTTGACCGAGTATTACATAAATTGTCAGAGGTGGGAAGATATTGCCGAGAGTATGGAAATGAGCGTAAGGCATACCCTGAGATTACACGGCGAAGCGTTACAGGCGTTCCGAAAAAAGTTCGATTTCTCGTAAAATTATTTTGAAATGTCATTGAATGTCACCCTTACCCTGCGTATAATGGTATTATGAAAGTTTGACAAACAGGACATATGCGAAACTCTCCTAAGATAAAAATTGCACAGACCGCTCTCACCCCGAGGGCGGTTTTGTGTTGTGAGGGAAAAGAAAGGGCGGTGATACCGTGAAAGACAAATTAAATGCAAGACAGAGGAAGTTTGCGGAATATTATGTGCAGAGTGGTAACACCGTTCAGAGTGCGATACAGGCAGGATATTCAGAAAATTACGCAAACGCAAGAGCGTATGAATTGTTGGAGAATGTTGGAGTTTCAAAATACATCAAGGAGCTTTCTGATAAGCTCAAAGATGAGCGCATTATGAGTGCAAAGGACAGACAGGTTGCTTTGTCCGATATTGCCCGAAGTGCTGAGCAGGACACCTCCGACAGAATCAGGGCGATTGACACGCTCAACAAGATGACGGGCGAATACACCGTTAAGGTTGACGCAAAGGTTGAGCAGTCCGAAAAGCTATCCGATGTGTTCAGACAATTGGGTGGTGAGGGACTGAGTGAGTAACAAATTCCCGTTGTCACAAAAGTATATCGACTTTATCAACACAACAAATGTGTCGGCTGAATTTCTTGAAGGCACTACAGCCTCAGGAAAAACAACAGTCGGAGCAGGCGTTAAGTTTATGCGAATGGTGTCGCAGTCGCCGAAGAAGCTTCACGCAATTGCCGCCAAAACAACAGGTAAGGCTGAGGAAACTATAATTCAGCAGGATAACGGTATTCTCGACCTGCACCGTAACGCAGTTTACTGTGGCAACGGCGACAAGGATTACAAGTTGCCGCATATCAAGTTTGAGGGCAAAATTATCTATATTCTCGGTTACAGCAGTCGGGATAAATGGGAAATGGTTCTCGGTGCGCAGTTTGGGTGCGTGTATATTGACGAAATCAACACCGCCGATATCGAGTTTATCCGAGAGATGTCAACCCGTAATGACTATATGCTTGCAACGCTGAATCCCGATGATCCGAGCCTGCCTGTGTATAAGGAGTTTGTCAACCGCTCCCGTCCTTTTAAAAAATATGAAAACGATGTTCCTCCCGAGATTACGGCGGAGCTTACCGAAGAACCTGTACCGAATTGGCGGTATTGGTTCTTTTCTTTTGCCGACAACTTAAGTCTTACACCCGAACAGATTGAAAAGAAAAAGAACTCTGCACCGAAAGGTACAAAGCTCTATAAAAATAAAATCTTAGGTTTGCGAGGCAGAGCAACAGGTCTTGTGTTCCCGAATTTTGAGAGGGCAAGACATATCAAATCAAAAGAGTGGGCAGGAAAGTTTTTGAACTGTAACCGCAAGTCGGAACACTTTGTTCAGTTCACCGCAGGTCTTGATACCGCCTATTCGCAGAAGTCGCCTGACACTATCGCAATGACATTTTACGGCATTACCAATCACGGCAAGTGTGTTCAGCTTGATGAAAGAGTTTATAACAACGCTGAAATGCAAACGCCTATTGCCCCGAGTGACACGGTTAAGAATTTTATTGATTTTCTTGACCGCAACCGTGACGAATGGGGCTTTGCACGCACGGCTTTTATTGACAGCGCCGACCAAGCGACTATTACCGAATTTCAAAAGTATAAGCGACAGCACGGCTGTGTCTATGACTTTGCAAATGCATGGAAGAAAACGAAGATTATCGACCGAATCAATCTTGTACTCGGCTGGCTTGCCACCGACTGTTATTTTGTGCTTGAACATTGTAAAAGCACGATTGCCGAGTTTGAAATTTACAGCTGGCGAGAGGATAAAGACAATACACCCGAGGACGGTCACGACCATTGCATTAACAGCGGTCAATATGCGTGGCTGCCGTTTAAAAATATTATTGGAAGTGAAATAAATGGGGCTGATTAACAGAATGGCTGAATCTATCAGATCTGGAATTAAAAACTTTTTGCAGATTACTCCTGCAAGCGACAAAACAATTACCGTCACCGAAACAAGCAATCATCTGACCGAGTGCTTTATCAATCGCATTTGGTATTGGGGCAACAGCAGACAGCTTGCGGAGCTGTACAGGCAGATTGATACAAACAAAACTATGTTTTGGGCGGCAAAAAGCACAAAGGGACTTGAAATCCGTAAAATACACACGGGTTTGCCGGCACTCATCTGCGAAACGCTTGTGAATATCGTAATTGCCGACTACAACGGCACAGATGTTACAAGTAAAAATTCAACCGCTTATGCAGAGCGTTGGGAAGACATTGAAAAGCAGAACAAGCTGTCCGACACGGTTAAGCAAATGCTCCGGGACCTATGTGTTGTCGGTGACGGTGCTTTTAAGGTCAGCTTTGACACGGCTGTATCAGATGTGCCGATTGTTGAATGGTATCCTGCCGAAAACATCGACTTTACATATGTGCGCGGCAGAATCCGAGAGGTTAAGTTTTACACCGATTACACGCAAAAACACCGCCGTTACCGTTTTGAAGAAACATACGGTTACGGCTATATTCACTATGCTTTGTACGATGACAACGGCAAAGAGATTGACCTGCATACAGTTGACGCTCTTTCGTGGATTGATTCAAAGGGCGTTACATTTGACGAATCATATATGTGGGCTGTACCTGTCCTTTACGGCAAATCGTGCCACAAGGGCAGAGGTGCGGGCATTATCGGCATAAAAACAGACGCTTTCGACAGCCTTGATGAAGTGTGGTCACAGTGGATGGACGCACTCAGAGCCTGCCGAACAAAGCAGTATGTGCCTGATTGCCTTGTTCCGAGAAATCCCGAAACCTGTCAGCCGATATCGCCAAATCCGTTTGACAACCGATTTATCACCGTGGGCAACGATATGTCTGAAAACGGCAACGGCAACAGGATTTACACCGAAAGTCCGCAAATTCAGCACGAAAGCTATTTGAGTTCATACATTACTGCCCTCGACCTCTGTTTGCAAGGTATTATATCGCCGTCAACTCTCGGCATTGATACGAAGAAGCTTGATAATGCAGACGCTCAGCGTGAAAAGGAAAAGACAACCCTTTACACAAGGCAGAACCTTGTGAAAATTACGCAGAACGCACTTCAAAGCCTTGTTGCAGTTGTACTCAATGCAGACGGTGAACTTAACGGCAAGGGTATTGTTGAGGGCTTGGAAGTGTCCGTTAACTTCGGCGAATATGCAAATCCGAGCTTTGAAAGTCAGGTCGAAACCGTGTCAAAAGCAAGACAGGGCGGTTTGATGTCAGTTGAAACCTCGGTTGACGAGCTTTACGGCGACAGCAAGTCGGAGGATTGGAAAGCCGAAGAGGTTCAGAGAATTAAGGAAGAACAGGGCATTGCAGGCGAAGAAGAAAAATCGGAGCTTGACGATGTGGACCTTACCGACACGGGCAATGAACCCGATAAACCCGAAGATATCGCAAATCAGGACGATGACAGCAAATGGGTAAGCAATGAGTGATTACAACATTAAAGAGGCTTTTGAGAGAATTGAAAACGAGCTTATCGACAGCATGATGCGCAATTTCAGCCGTCACAGAGCCGAAGAAACCAAAGAGGGTTACAACTGGACACAATGGCAGGCTGAACAGCTCAAAAGTCTTGAAGAGTACCGCAAGCACAACGCAAAGAAATTCGGCAAGCGTTTCAAAACCATTAACAGCAAGGTTGAAGAGATGATTCGCACCGCCAAAGCTGACGGAAATGCAAGTCAGGAGGCAGAAATTCTTGAAGCTGTCAAGGACGGTTTCAAAGCCCCGAAAAAGCCGTCAGCACACAGCACAGCCGAGTTTTTTAAGATGAATGACCGTAAACTTGACGCACTCATAAAATCGACCACAGACGATTTAAAGAGGGCAGAAACGGCGGTTTTGCGTATGAGCAACGACAAGTACCGCAAGGCGATTTTTAACGCACAGGTTGCAATGAACACGGGTGCGGTTACATACGAAAAAGCCGTTGATATAGCTTGCAAAGATATGCTCAACGCAGGTCTTAATTGTGTGGAATACAAAAACGGTGCAAGGCATACGCTCTCGGATTATGCAGATATGGCGGTTAAAACAGCCAACAAAAGAGCCTATCTGCGTGGCGAGGGCGAAAAGCGAGCCGAATGGGGAGTATCCCTCGTTGTTGTGAACTCAAGACAGGGCGGTTGCCCCGATTGTGCAAAATATATCGGCAAGGTGTTTATTGACGATGTTTATTCAAACGGCAAAAAGTCAGACGGAAACTATCCGCTTCTCTCAACCGCAATCAAGAACGGTTTGTTTCATCCGAGATGTAAGGACAGCACAAGTACATATTATCCCGAACTTGATGATTTGGACGCACCGTTGTCTGAAGATGAAATCAAAGAGCTTGACCGTCAGCGAGGAATTGAGGAAAAACAGCAGTATGCACAGCGACAGGCAGAACGCTTTGACCGCCGTGCCGAATACAGTCTTGACGAGGACAATAAACGCATTGCCCAAACCCGAGCCGATGAGTGGCACGATAGGGCGAATACGCTTGAAGAAAAGGCAAAACAATTCTCACTAAACACCAATGAACAGAAATATTACAGACCTGTTTTTGAAGAAGATATATCAAAAACTTTTGAACGCAAAATTGAGGGCGAAACAATTACAATTGATACCCACAAGGGAAATACATTGTGTGATAATGTTTATATTTCAGATAAGGTAAAGCTAAAACGAAAAGAACTTCATAATTTTGATATGCAAGTGAGAAAAGCGTTTGATATGCTTGGAGAGGTTGAAACAAGCGGAAAGCCTGAAATTTGTATTGTCACTCCCGAAGAAATGCGAGTAAATGCTATTGCTTCATATATGCCAATGCAGAATGTTCTAAATGTCAATTCAGCATACTTTTCAACAAGTGATTTGTCAGGCTTACAAGAAAACTTGGCTTGTCCGCAAGACAGATTGAGTACAATTCTGCACGAACTGATTCATTGGCAAGACGCTAAAAATTACAGAGCAAAATTCGGAAGTATTAACGATTATTTTGAATATTGCGATTACCTTAATAAAATTTATGCTCCAAAGGTTGAAAAATTGATAAATAACGGTTATAATATAGAGGATATAAGTGAGTATGCTTTTGAATGCTTAAAAGATAAAGCTATGGATGAAGTGTATAACGAGTACAGAGTCAGCAAACTTTTAGGGTGATGATGGTATGAGATTGATACAAACTGAAGAACAAAAATCTCTATGGAATGCGTTTAAGCCGTACCTTGTAACAAATGGTTTAAATGTCACTTTGCGTGAAGATGCTCCACAAGAAGCTAAAGATGCTGAAGCACTTTACAGTAAGCTTAGAGAGAAACAAAAAATGCAATATCTAAAAGATAGTGGCATAATCTAACCGCTCCGTAAAAAGGGCGGTTTTGTTATATGCAATTCACAAAAACAGCATAAAATTACGAATTGAGCATTTTATAATCGACAGCAATGTTGATTATAGGGTGCTTTTTTGCATTTAAACCCGTCGATTTCGACCAGTTTAGAAAGGTGGTGACAGAATGAAAATCAGAGTAACAACAGCATTTAATGACAGGCAGAACGGCTATGTAACCCGACCTGTGAATGAAGTTTTTGAATGCTCCGAGCAGAGAGCAAAGGAACTCATTGACGGCGGTTTTGCAGAAGAGGTCAAGTCTGACGCTCCCAAAAAGCCGAGAGCCAAAGCAGTTAAAACAGAAAAAACAGAAAAAGCGGATTAAGCACTTTACGAATATGTAAGGTGCTTTTTTATTGTCCGAAGACATTAAACTACGGGAGACACCGTGCAAAACTGAAACAGAGAGACACTCTATAAACTGATTACGGGAGACACCCGAAAAACTGAAAGGATATGAAAAAAATGGCAGAACCAAATCCAACACCAACCCCCAATGAACCGACACCTGCACCGCAGGGAACACCGCAGGGAAACGCTCCTGCCTTTGATTACGACAAGCTCGCAAGCCTTATTACAGGCAAACAGAGCGTGACAGAGGACACCGTTTTGAAGTCATATTTTAAGGAGCAGGGATTGTCAGCCGATGAGATGAAAGAGGCTATCGGTGCTTTTAAAAAGCAGAAAGCCGAGAACACTCCCGACTTTGCAAAAATGCAGTCGGAAGTTGAATCTGCAAACAACGCAAAGCTCACGGCAGAAGTCAACCAATCGGCAACCCTCGAAGCCGTAAAACAGGGTGTTGACATTGCAACCGTTCCGTATGTGCTTAAAATTGCAGACTTTTCAAAGGCTGTGACAGACGGCAAGGTCAATGCGGAAAAGCTGACAGAGGCTGTTAAAAAGGTGCTTGACGATATCCCCGCACTCAAGGGCAAACCTGCCGAGAACGGCACAGGAGTTAAGAAAATCGGCGGTGACGGCAACGGTACATCGGATGGTACAAAACCAAAGGCAAATGTTCCTACCAAAAAATGGAACAGATTTAATATTTAACCAAAGAAAGGATTGAAAAATTATGGCAAACACAAATAACTATGCCGAGCAGTTCAGCCCTGATCTGCTCGAAATTCTTGTTCAGGGTACACTCACATCACCATTCATCACTTCAAATGTAAAGTGGGTTGGTGCAAGAACTTTCCACTTCACACAGATGAGCACATCAGGCTTTAAGAACCACAATCGCAACGGCGGTTGGAACAAAGGCAAATATACACAGACAGATGTTCCTTTCACTTGCGAGCACGACAGAGATATTGAGTTCCTTGTGGATAAGGCAGATGTTGACGAAACTAACGCAACCGCAAAGGTTGAGAATATTTCAAAGGTGTTTGAGCAGACACAGGTTGCTCCCGAAACCGATGCACTTTTCTTCTCAAAGGTTGCAACAAAGGCTCAGGCAACAGACGGATATCATTCTTCAACAAAGACATCGGAGTGGACTAAGGAGAACGCTTATTCAAAACTCAAAACAATTCTCTCTGCCGGCAAGCTCCGCAGATACAAGGCAAGAGGCACACTTGTTGCCTATGTGACATCTCACATTATGGACTGCCTTGAACAGTCAACAGAGTTCACTCGTAAGATTGAGCTTACACAGATTGCAGAGGGCGGTATCGGCATTGAAACAAGAGTGACCGAGATTGACGGTTGCCCTATCATCGAGGTTATTGACGATGAGCGTTTCTACGATAACTTCAACTTTAACCCCGATGACGGCGGTTTTGAGCCTGCAACAGGCGCTCACAAAATCAATGTTCTTGTTGCTTGCGGTGAAACCTGCAAGACTGTTCCGAAGATTTCAAGCATTTACTTCTTTGCTCCCGGCTCACACACAGAGGGTGACGGCTGGCTCTATCAGAACCGTTCACTTTCCGACACATTCGTATTCCCGAACGGCAAGGACGGCAAAATTGACAGCATTTATGCCGATGTTGACACAACGGCGGTTGCGTAATGTATGCTGATTACATTGAACATCAGGGCGGAGATGAAAACAGTATTATCTCTGCCGAACACATTGATGTTCTGACTTTTAACCGCATTAATTTTGAAAAACTTTCGGAAATGCAGAAGAGAATCATCAGCAGAGTGCATAGCAGACTTACTGCTTTTGAAGAAGAAAATGCCGATATGATTTCTTCCTACCTGAAAAGCTATTCAATCAACGGCACATCAATGGAATTTGGCGCAAGCTGGAATTTAATGTGTATCAGCGGAGTGGCAATTCCTGCCGACCTCTATGCGTTGCTAAAATCAACAGGACTTTGTTATCCTGCAATCTGAAAGGTGCGTGAAAACCGTGAAATTTCCGTCACTTGTAAAAAAGCAGTTCTGCAAAACTCCTGTCGAGGTCACAATCTACGGTGAGGGAATAACCGAGGACGGCTCTCCTGTTATCGCATTTGAGTGCAAAAACCTGTATCCCTCCGAAAATCTTTATCCGTCAGCAACCCTGCACGGTGGCTCTGCCTTGTGTAATATGCAGTCAAAGGCAAAGACAGTCTATACCAAAGAGCAGAAAACTGTTCAGGTGTCGGCTGTCTTGCTTTTTGACGGCGACATTGCTCCCGACAGCCCCACTTTAAGCGGTGGCTTTGTAATCCTTGACGGCGTAAAACGAAACATCGTACAGGGTACAAAACACCGCAACCCCGACGGCAAAGTTAATTTTACGGAATTGGATGTGATTTAATGGGATTTTCGGTATCATCAAAAATCAAACTCAATATGCCTGTTGTAAAACAGCTTGATAGGGCAAAGCAACAGGCTCTTGAACAGACAGGTGACGCACTTCTTAAACAGGTGAAAAACACGCAGGTAATGCCGTTTGATACGGGTAATCTTCAGAACGAAAATACCTTTGAAGATTGTGCGCAGAGTTGGAACGGCACGGTTAAAATCGTGTCAAGCACTCCGTATGCAAGGCGGTTGTATTTTCATCCCGAGTATAATTTCAGCCGTAAGGAAAACATTGCCGCCGGCGGTAAATGGTTTGCACCGTGGCTTGAAGGCGGTACAAGACATAATTTTTGCAGTCGGGCATTTGCAAGATTATACAGAAAGGAAGCAGGACTTTGATTTACTTATCGGACATCAGAGATTGGCTCAAAAGCGTTACCTCAGCCGAGCATTACTACATCGGCAAGCTTGACAACAAGCAGGACAGGTCAATCGGTGTGTATTCATTAAAGCAGTCGGGAACACCCACAAGGGCAATCGGCGGTGAAAGCACCTACGATACAATAAGCGTGTCTTTGCTTATCCATTACACCGACAACGCAAGAGAAACCGAGGAGTTTGCACGCAGACTTTACGAAACGCTTTACGGCATTAAAAATGTTGAAATTAAGGAACACAAAATCTATATAATCGAACTGCTCACGGAAGAACCCGTTGATGTGGGAACAGACGACAAGGGTGTGTATGAGCAGGTCATTGAAGTTAAATTTTATTACGAAAGGAAGTAATTTTATGGCAAAAGTTGAATCGGGAGTATTCCCGTGCTATGAAAATCAGTTTGCGGTTGGCAAGGCAGGAACAGAATCCGCCACGACAAATATTGCTAACTGCGAAGAATTTTCTGTTGCATTTGACAACGGTGTCGAGGAATGGACAGCCTTTGAAAACGAGGGCTGGAAGTCAAGGCTTATGACAGCAAAGTCAATCACAATTTCGGTAAAGGGCAAGCGTACAATCGGTGACGCAGGCAATGACCAGATTGCCGCCCTTGCATTTGAAAACGGCAGAAAGACAGAAGTTTCGTTTATGTGGACCTTCCCCAACGGTGCAACCGTCCTCTTTAAAAATGCAGTTGTATCCGTTACATCAAACGGTGCAGGCGCAAGTACGGGTGTTGCTCCGCTTGAATTTGAAGTTATGTCAAACGGCAAACCCGTATATACAGCAGCCGCTTAAAAAACGAAAGGAATGAACGATTATGTCAAAGTTAATTGATATTACAGACAAGCTTAATTTTGAGGAAAAGCCGAGTGTCAGAGTTAAAAATGTTGACCTTGCAATCAACAATGACGCAGTTTCAATGCTCAAAGTTGCGGCACTTTTTGAGGACGGCAACGGTAAAAGTAAAGATGTTATCGAAATGTATCATCTTCTTTTTGATGAATCCGAGAGAGAAAAGATTGAAAAGTTAAAGCTGAATATGCACGATTTCAACGCCCTTATCAGCGAATCTGCCAAAATTGCAACAGGCGATTTGACTGACGAGGGGGAAGCTCAGACCCCGGCTACGACCTGATTGATGACTTTGATTTAATCGTGTCAAGCTTTCGCTCGGAGTACGGGGTCAGCATTTATTCAAAGGATTTTGCTAAAATGAGTTGGAATGAGTTCTGCTCACTTCTGCAAGGCTTAGGACCCGAAACACCGCTTGCAAGAACGGTTCAAATTCGCCTTGAAACCGACAAAGAAGTCTTGAAAAACTTTACTTCGTCACAGCATAAAATCCGCAACAAATGGCGGTCAAGGAATGTAAAGCACTATTCAGACGAAGATATGAACACCGTTCTTGCAGAATTTCAAAACTTTTTTGCTAATCTGTAAATTTGTACATAAATTTCGCTGTATCTACAAAATTCTTGACAATGTTAATATATAGTGATAAAATGTAACATACACTAACAAATTTATTAAGGAGAGTGTA